TAAAGTGGCCTTTTTCGTTGCGGGCCCGAACCTTTTCGGTTTGTGGCGTCATCGAAGGGTCATCTTGGTGGCTTGCCTGATCTGGCGGAGCGACTGCTACCCCGTCTACCCATGGGATTTCTGATGAAAGTCCAAGGTCGGCAGAAGTATGCAAGTCTTCGTCGCAATCATCTGGCCAAGCATGTAAATACGTCATTGCCTGCTCTGCGTTCTTAACCGTGGTGCGTTGAGGGTATTGAGCGCCTACAGCAGGATTAAATTCTAAAACGTCGTCTTTACGAAGATCGCAAATCAAACCACGGATAGCATCCGCTTGTTTTTGCGTAAGAGGAGCATCGGGAACGCCGATATTTATTCTTTCTCTACCCTCTGTTACATACTCATCGTCGGTAGTGATTTTGCCTTTAGCATCTACGCACCAACCACATGATTGGTCGTCTCTCACTATCCAAAGTTCATCTGCCATCCCCTGCTCCTATGTTGTTTTCGACTACTCCTAAAGATTACTCGAATCGGCGACGAAGTAGTGGAGCACGTCGGATATGTGTCGTAGAAGCGCTATTTTTAGCCTTTATCGGGTCTCTTAACGGTAATTGGTTATCGAGTTTTTCTACCAAAAACCTAAGTCGCTCTATGACCGTCTCGATGTCCGCAGCAGTCACAGTGCTCGCAAGAGCAGGGGCATTCTTCGCATCCACAATGTTCACATTTACCTTCTTCACTCATTCGTCTCCCCCAAATCTCTTGTTGGAATATCAATTATTTCACAGAAAATTGGATAGCCAGCGTGAACCATCACTCAAAAACATTGTTTTTGGCTTATACTTAAAGGTGAAGGACACCTATACGGAGGTCCCAATGAAATATACGATCGAATCTGAGAGAGAAGCGATTCACGCCACCGTTAGACAGGCTGACGGTTCCCGCCGTGAAATAAAAATCGCTCGCCTCTTACACCTACCCAACGCCAGCCGCAAAACAGCAGCAATGTTCGGTAGACACGCAGACAACTCATGGGAACAACAACCTCAATATGCGACGTTTAGTTCCCGCCCTGGATCACCAGTACTCGCTTGGAACGGCAAAATTATTGATATCGAAACTAAAGAAGATATCTACGCCCTCCAAGTAGGCACCATCCACCATAATTCTCTGTACACAACGGAAGGCCACGTGACCCAGGTAATCGCACTAGAACTGGAGAAAACACGATGAGAAACAACCCATTCAGCCCAACTAATGAAGACGGCGGAAGAATGAGTAACCCTTCTGATTCCAACAACCCTATAAACCAACCATTCGCTTTTGCTACTAGGCAATCACCCCAACAAATAGCACCAGAATTAATCACAGTACCTAAAGACACCGTAGATAGTTTGAAAGATCTCCTACAGGGCATGACAGTAACTTTTCGAGAACATGGTATGTTTGATCTTGCTGATGAAACAGAAATGGTTGTCGAGTTGCTCTAGGAGACCAGTTGCCGGTCAAATGTACAAAAAGTGAATCATCGTATATGGCTGGATGCCGATGCGATGACTGTAGAAGCGCCCATACAAAACGAGAACGTGAACGAAGAACGGAAAAGCGACAGGGAACCACCCAAAAATCGCCATCCGCAAGGGCTCGTTCTGGTGGACGTGGGTTAAACTGGGATGATGCGCTCACCAGACAGCAAATCGCCGAAGCCAGAGGCTGGGAAAAATAGTTGGGCTGATAGCGACCAACAAAGATACGAACCCCCAGGTGGGCGTGACCTTGAGTTCTATAAAGGCACAACACCTGAAATAACAGAAGAAGTCGCTAAAGAACTCCTAGATTACGACGTTACCCACTACACCGGCGGTATCTCTAACTATCACCGTGCATTAGACATGAGTAGATGGGACGACCTCGAAGTTTGGATCAACGAACAAGCCGAAATAGCGCATAAAAACCGTTGGAGATACTTCGAAGACGAAGACGGCAACCCTTACGCACTGAACGAAGACAACAACAAGTTCACACCTGAACAAATTGAAACCTCTCCCATTAGGATGCTGTACTGCATTAACGCTGAAGGGATGGAAGGGCACGACCCGACACCTCCAGAATTTGCTGAAATCTTCCGAGACTGGGAAGACACCATTTACAAATGTGTACTTAATTACATAGATAAATACCCGTATGTAGTTAATTGTCTCTGGTGGCGTACACGTGGACACTTTATGAAATATGTGACCACTGGCTTCCTAGGCCCCCACGCAGATTGCGACAGTAACTACCGCACACGTGATGGGCAACGCTATCTACCAATGACAGAGTTCCCCACAAGACAAACAATTTCAATCAGCGCCAATTTAAGCCAATGCGGTAGAGACTACAAAGGTGGCGTTCTACGCTTCCCTTACTATGACGTAGATATCGATATGGACGCTGGAGACGTAGTTATGTTCCCTGCGAACTTCATGGGAATGCACGAACTCACAACAGTCTCAGAAGGCGAACGTCACGCATACCTAGTCGCCTTTGGGTCAGGTACAGACGGCCAACCACAGCCAGATGTTTCAGAACCTGAATGGGCCAACATGTGGACTCCACCAATATGGTTAAACGACATCCACGACGATTACGCAAAGGTCATCAGACACTCCCCTATCTGGGCTAAAGAGCCACTCTTCTATAACCCCGTTGGTCAGAACAGGCCGCTAGAGGGAGTAGGTGTAGACAAAGCAGGCGGAGGACACTTTGATGACAATGACCCGTTCTTAGTTGAAAGGGCTAGCGATACGACTGAGGCCCCAGGAACCATGCCACAGCAACAACCCGTTCCCCAGAGGTTAGGGGTGTTACCTCGTGTAGAGTCCACGAAGGGAAAGCGATAGCCACGCCTTTTTCCTTGCTGGCTTCCACTTCCCCAAACGGCCCATCATAAAGAAGAAGATCACACCCTTCATAATCTTCTGGGTCAGATAGTTGAATAGAAATAGATATCTTCCTCCGAGAGTTCATGCCACCCCAGTCAGTGTGTCTCATAAAGTGACCTTCGCCTTTGTAAGCCAGAATCTCTAACTGAGGTGGTTCGTCAAGTAACTCGAACCCCCATTGGTTTATCCCGACAACAAAGTCATAAACGCTCTGGACTAAATCTGGCCCTGTCTTATAGGTGACCCTCGAATTCATACATTTTCTGACGTCTGGGAATACCCCTTCGGCTACATTATTCGCCGCAGATAGAACCCCAGGTCGAAAGCCGTTCTTATTCGCTATCTCAATAGCCTGTTCACACTGGTTAGGTGACCAGATACGCTCTTGATGATACGTGTTCATCATCGTGTAACCGAATTCACACCTTTTTTAGTATCCCTATCCGTTTCTAACTTGTACTTTAGATACTTGGTCAATATGGGTTTCAGGAGGTGATATATCAATGTTAAAACGCTTTGTTAAACGGCTACGTGGTCGTAAACAAGTGTACTCGAATTACCACGGGCAACGGATGTCCGATTCTCTAGAAAGAGAGATTCTTAAGAGTTACTTTCGGTTTTAGAAAATCTGTGGGTCTCCCGCATTTCTAAAAATTTCTGTCCAAGGTCAAACGTCGTATCATCGGCATCGGCCTTGGACAGTTTCGCAACTAGGCGCTTTTCTCTTTTTGTTAAATTCTCTGCTTCGTCGCTATCAAGGTTATTGCGATCCAGTGTCTCAGTTATTCTCACAGCCATAGCGCCAAGCCGTTGAATGAACTTAGGGTCATCTAAACCGCCGCTACCTGTGTACTTTTTCCGTTTGGCTAACAGGTCAACCGCCATCATCCAAGTTTCTTTAGAGGCGGGTCTCACCCCGCACATCTTCGGTAATGACTCTCGGACTTTGGGATGTTCCACAGCCAACTCGTCTGGGGAATACCCAAGTTCTTCTGCTTTGTCAGCAATTGCACATGCTTTCGCCATACGTCTTTGCATCTCATAAGGGTTCATAAAATCAATCTCACTTTGGCCCGCTTCTTTGATAAATGGTTAATCGCCCCAGAAACTGCGTCTACTTGGTCGTCGTGTGACCCTTTAGGGAACTGCACGCATTCATCAATTAAATCTTTAGTCCATCGTCCTCTTAATAATTTCACGTTACCCATCTCACAGGCTGTAGAGAACACACGGGCTCTTTCTTCTTTACTGCCTGAGGACCTAACGCCCTTAAATGGGTAACCAACCAAAACATTGCGAGCGTAGTAATCAATTGTGTTCACGCCGCTTGCCCCTGGTTCTTGCTCCATCCAAATATCTGTTTTGGAATCGTCTTGTTGTGCTGTCATAAGGATGCGCCTTTCGACCTCCGCTGGAGTGCCACGCAACCTCTGTATATCTAGAACGTAATACCTTCCATCGGATATGCCGACTAGCGCACCAACCGTCCAGTCAGGATCTTTTCCTTTTGCGTCGGCTGTTGCGGCTAAATCCCAGAACCTAACTTTTTTCATTGCGTCAACTTCAGGAACGTCGGTAACCATGTCGAACCAATCGGTTTCAAACATGCCGCCCTTTTCAGTTACCTCCCAATTCCCCTCTAGTAGCCGTGCACGCTCAACAGCATCCAACTCTTGAAGGCTCTCGACATACGCCTCTCTGTCCAGTGACGGGTTATCTGAAATTCTTGCGGGCATGAACTTGCGGTCAGAATTGTTATTCAAAACAAACCGTTCATAAACCCAATCATTACCTCTACCTCCAGGGTTCGTAGCAGCCCTAACTCTTAATGGGACATCTGCAACTGTCATCCCACAATCAGGGCAAGCCCTCAAAGACGGATCAGGGTTGGGTTTACGCACACGAGAAAACCCGACATATAAATACACTCTGTCCGTCCCCCACTGTGTCAACTCGTCAGCCCCTACAAACTGATAAGCGAACGACTGGAAGTTGTACCTGTCTTCATCACGTTCACAATGACCTAATGTAAGAGTGGCCCCAGATGGGAACGTCCACCTTTTATTGGTTACGTTGTAAGAAGCGCCAGTTTCGTTTAGCCACTCTGTAGTTCTATCGATAAAACCATCAGGACCGGAAAGTTGAGGAAACGTCTGCCTAAGGAGGAGGGCTGAGTAACCAGGGACACAAGCATATTGAAGAGCCGCCAGTAAGAGAGTGTCAGATTTTCCACCACCAGCAGCACCCCCAAATAATGCTTCTCTAGTCGTCGTCCACGTCAGAAACGCTTGCTGTTTCGGATGAGGGTTGTGCGGCAGGTATATGTTGCACGGTCTCTTCCACGACATTAGCGTCGATAACTTGTCCCTCGTCTCCGTCGTCTTCTCCATCCCACGCCTCCAATACGTCTTTTGGTAAATCTCCTGATTCCACTAAAGCCTCTAATACTTTGCGTTGTTTGTCCCCATCGGCTTCTGTGAGAACGTGCATATGGGCTGACAACTGCGCTACTGGTCCCCCTTGTGCGCCTGTAACTTCCAAACGAGTTGCAGGGTCTGCCCATCTTTCTGGGAACGCTTTTGCCAGGAACCTTTCAGCCGCTCGCCAATCACCATCTGCTGCTTCTGTGTACCAACGGGCAACCAGTGCTGCTTCGGCTTTTGCTCTGGCTTCGTCCAGTTCGTCAACAAACCAGAGCAACTCTTCTTGAACGTCGGTGAGAGCGATTCCGTTTTCTTTGTCTTCACGTGCCTGCTCTCCCTTCTTTTTCCAGTCGTGGAATGTCCACTCTGAAACTCCTGCTGCTCTGCAAGCAGTGCGCTGGTAGTTCCCCGCTGAAATTAATTTCAGTAAAGTCTCTCGCTTCTCTTTTGATAGTTGAAGCGGGCCTTTGGGTCTTAATTGCGCTGGATCTTTCATTTTATTGCCACCCAACCTGCAAAGTTCATCCATCGCCAAAAAGAATCAATTGTATGGAAGCCAGCCTTCTGTAGCAATTCTTCATTCCATTTAGCAGTAATTGGAGTCATAACACCTTCTAAACTAAGCCGTTTGCGTTCTATTTGTTCTTCTGTATAGCCCATCTCCCTCTTATGGTCATAGTATATGTCAACCATGTCTTGATCTAATCGAGACTCCCCTATGACTTTCTCAACGAACACAAGCCGACCGCTAGGTTTCAACACTCTGTAGATCTCATCAACTATCCGAAGCCTATGGACAATAGGCAAAAATTGAAGCGTTAGAACGCACATAACAACATCGAAAGACTCATTAGGAAAAGGAAAATGTGTCCTTAGATCATGGTTTAGAAAGTAATAGCGTTCTTCGTCGCAAACCTCTTGTGCTTTTTGAAGCATGGGCTCAGAAACATCTATGCCTATTAAACGATGAATTGTATGCCCTTCTGATTGGGCGTATTTGTCGAGTCTTCTTAAAGCCAAACCGTTAGAACAACCAATGTCTAAAACATGGTTGACGTCTGCCTCTTCGCCAGACGCTAAAGCGGGTATTGCAATAGCACATGAAGAAGTACGCATCTTTTCATAGTCTGGAATACTGCGTTCCAGCATGTCTTCAAACACTTCTGCTACCCCCTCGTTAAACTCCCAAGGCCCCTCTTGGACGACTTCATCCCGCATAGGAAGAGTTTACGCTAATTTTGGTACCAACCGAAGACTCCCACCATAGTTCTTGACCCTTTAGGGAACGGAGACACCGTGTGGCACATGTAGTGGAGATCCACTAAAACAAAATCGCCTTCTTCCCAATCCCACCAAAATTGGTTAGCGGGATCTCCCACATATTCATTTACAAAGCGTTTTAGCCGCATCGCTAAATGTTGCAGAGACTGGTCCAATAAACCGACCCCAAAGTTTGGAGACAGCCTTAGCGTCATTCTGCCAGTCACGGGATGGGGTAAAGCCAGGGGTCTAATGTTGTCGTCTTCTGTCGCTTCTCTTAAACAAACTGGGAGAGCCTCCTCTTCTAACCATTCACACTCCCCAGCCGTTTCAAGAAAGGCGGGCTCTGTGGCTGCAAAGTATTTGAGAAGCGGTGGGAGTGTGTCATACATATCTGCAAAATTGATAAACCCTCCACGGCCTTCAGATTTGAGACAGGTTTTATGTGGCATTGACCAGCCCCCCACTGTCTGTGGAGGATCAGAGTATTCTTTAGTGGGCCAGTGTGGATTTTCTAGATGCCAAACCACTTTCCCATCTATCTGCTCATGTGTTTCTCTGTAGATAGACGCAGCGTGAAAATTGGCGGCCTGCCCCAAGGCTGTCATCACATCTTTCAATTCTGTTTCAGACAAGCCCACATCTTTGAAACAAAGAATTGAATGTTCTGCAAAATGTTTTGCAAGCCGATCGGCATTCCGTATGATGCCTTTAGCGTCATACCCCTCTAATGTGAACCCCTTTGTCATACGTTAAAGCCTACGGCAATAAAGTCTTCCAGGGTTGCGAATCGTCACGGTTAGCGTCACGGCACTCAATGCCGTTCGCTTTGTACATCGACCGAGAGTACTTGTTTGACTCAATAGCAAAATACATCGAAGGGTCGTCACCATATTTCGGAAAAATTACTTCCTTCAGGTATTTGGCTTTCGCACGATGAGCCCTCAATGCGCCCTTGCCCCCTGGATCTTCCCAGGGGTTGAAGCACCAGTCGTCTGGCATCCAGCCAGTCTGGCTTTTGATTCTTTCCAGAGTCATGTCTTCGTAAGCAACTGAGCGTGCTGTTACTAAAACCACATGCTCATTCTTCAGAAGGTCAACGATCCACGGGCGGTATTCTTCGACATTCTGGACAAAGTTCGACATTGGTCGGTTCTTTTGCATCTCTTTGAAGTTGCTAGACAGAGCGACGTTGAGATCTTGAAGAATTATTCGACCGCTAGGGCCGAATACCACTTCGCCTTTATATCCTGACCCGCCTTCATTTAAGTTGAGTGCAGTTAGTTGTGCTTGTGCTTTCTTCTTTGTCTTGTGGCAGCCCATTAGACGGCCGCCATCTTTCTTGACAACGGCATACCCCGAGCACTTCGGGTGACTTTCTGTTATTCGGTACGGCATGTTCTTATCCTAGATCGCCATCTGTAGTCTGGCTGAGAAGGCATCAAGCGCTTCATCAACTCTATTAAGTGTGTCGTTCGGAAATGGGAGATCAAATTCGAACTCAATTGCTTCTCGTAACTCAATCGGATTGATCGGTAAGGCATCTCTGGCTACTGCTTGAACCAATTGATTGGGTTTATATGTGTAAGCCTCAACATGTGAGAACCCTTCACTCCATAATTCTTTCCATTCATCGACAGTGAAGTACTTTTGAGCCTTCGGATGCTTCATAAGGTCGGCAACAATGACCCCTTCTTCATATCCAGCCGAAAAAGACGAATCAAACTGTGTTTCATGGTTAGAAATATTGTCTTTTGCTCCTGTGGCCGCTAAATAGCGATCTGACGAACGTGAGATAGCCCCCGCATAAACCACTGTCCCAGGGGTCGATAAAGCGCTTACAAGCGTTACTATGCGTCGCCTATCGGTAGAAAAAGGCACAGAATTGAGCACAGAGGCCAAAAAGATCGAATCGAACTCAGTTCCGCTCGCTACACGCTCCAAAAAGACATCAGTGATGTATCTTGCCGCCTCAATGTCGAATCCTGAGTCCTTCCCACCCGTATAAAAAGGTTCGAAGGCTACACAATCGACATTCATAACATCTCTCATCACGAGAGACTTGTCGAGAAGCCCAGCACCGAAATCCAAAACGGTTTCTCCATACCAACGCTTCCATGCTTGGACATGTTTCTCGTTCTCAGGATTAAAAGTTGACGCTGCTCTTTGTGTTTTCCCTGACTTGGACATTGCCATAATCAGATCGCAGCACATTGTGGGCATCAGAAACTCTTGCCGGTTAGACGCCCGCCGAAATGAGTTATAGCGAAGGACGTCTGCGTACTTGTCTTCCAAATCGAAGTCCATCGACAGTTGGTTTAGAAAGATGTTGACCGCCTCACCCTTTTCTTTCCCTACCCGAATCACCTGGACATCTGATATGCCAACTTCAGAAGCGTGCTGTAACCGGCCGATGCCGTTAACAACACGAGACTTCCCTGCGACGATAATTGGGATCGATGTTTTAGCCCAGTGATACAAACTCTCAGATTGTCGAATTGCGTGAGACAGGAAAGTTCGGATGTTCTTACCCATCATTTCCCGAGTGTCTTCAACTGTGATATCCATACACGGGAAAAACGCATCTGATGTCGGGAGAATATCAGGTAAGTCATTGACCATCTCTTTAACAACAGACATGGGGAACCTTTCAGCAAGGCTTTCCCCAGAGTCGTTCTTGTGCATGTCGTTTGTAGCCCGATTGAAAACGATGTTCGCACCTCGTCGTCTTTCAAGATCCAAACCATAAAGAATCACCACGGGTGCTTTCTGCGCTCCGAGTTCCTTAGCGGCGTCTAACCGTTGGTGACCTGAAAGGATCTCTCCTTCTTCGGTCACATACATAGGCAAAACCCAACCAAGTTTCCTTAGCGATGTCTTTATAAGTTCGAAACGGTGAGGGTCTCGTATCCGAGGGTTATATGTAGCGCCTTTAAGCCAACTGATATCCACCAGTTGCACGTGCACAAACTTTGGTTTGCGGCTATTCATTTGAATTCCACAAGTTATCTAACCCCCTGACCATCCCACCTTCCCGAAGAAACTCAACGGCATACGACAACCGGAAATGATATTTGCCGGGTGTATTTGGTGGGTATCTGTCTTCTAATAGTCTAACTGTTGCTTCGAATGGGTAACCGTCCCACTCGGCATCAAAAAGGTCATAGTCCCCCACCGGATGGCTCGTAGTTATCGAGAGACTCGCGGGTGGGGGGCTATGTGTCTCCTCCGTAAGGACCTTGGGTGTCGTACCTTGCGTAAGAGAAGAAACATTCTCAGTAACGGTTATTTGTTGGTTAACGGAACCAATGGGGTCACTGAGAATAGTTGTAGTTGTCGTGGGGATATTAGAAACCCAATCACCGTCATCGTCAATTTCGAATATGGGAATTGAGTAACCCAAGTTAGCCATGCACAAAGACTCCCAAACCGTAAACGATGGAGACAACGGGTTAGGTTGCATCCAATACGGATCATTGAAACGTCTCACCTGTTTGTTCGCATCCAATTGCCACTCGGCAACCAAACCTGAACTAAACATCAACGCTTCGACCTCTGGGTGATCTCCACTAGCCCAGTTCCCCAAAGAAAGAATCTGTCCTTCCTCCAAGTTCCTGGCCCACACAAAACGAGGATCTTCGTTGCCTTTACCCCCATCTCTGGCTTCCACATATCTCGAAACCATTCCTGGTGGGATAGTCCCGTCTTGTTCCATTATGGAAATACGGGCAACAACTTCCTCATAGGACATATGGATATGCCCCGTCTCTGTGTCACATGGTGTGTAAATCTTGTCGTGGTGAGCGAAAGCCGGGGTCGCCAGCAAAACGGTGCCAAGCACCAACGCTCCTATAAGTGTCTTCATTGTCTAAATTCATTATGTCCTGTAGTCGGATCGGCAACAGAAGCCCACACTTCGAATTGTGCAGAGTCGAGTTCTAACAGTTCCCCTATGCGGAGCCCTCTCTCTTCTTTTGTCATGTATCCATCAGCAATGAGTCCTTGCTCCCATTCTGAATACTGTTTGCCGCAGGTGGATATGTTTGTGCCACCTAATTTAATTGTCGCAACCCTTCTCACATCTGGGGGAGCACCAACGAGTGCCGCTGGGTCTCTCTCCTGAGGAAGGTCTTTAAGTATGTCGTCAATGTCGTTAGGGGTAAACCCTGTACCATCGAGACTTTCTAAATCGATTAACACTTCGGCCAGAATGGCGTTGTAGTAACCGGCTTTGTCTGCAAGTCGGTTATCTGCCAACATCACTCGTCTCGCTTCATCGTCGTCCACATCGAGAAAAACCACCGGGACGGTTTCCCAACCCAATGCTTTAACTGCCTGCCACGTGTTGTTGCCCTTAAGAATCAAGTTGCTTGACTCTTGGACAATCAACGGACGGTACATTCCGTTTACTCGCAAAGAATCTGATATCACTCCGATATCACCTTGGCGAGCATTCTCTGGATGTGGTTCTAACGAATCAGTTGGTACCCAAACATAAGATTCAAGGCCACTGTGTTCTGGTGTCTCACCAGAAACATGCCCCCATGTTTTGCCCTTCTTGCTGGGCTTAGGGGCTGGGTCGTCAGTCAAACCTAATCTTGCTCTAACTGTCGCAATGGCATCTTTGATTTCTCCCATGCCTTCTAGCCACTCAGAAAAATATTCTGCGTTGACTAACAAAAGGTTCTTGCCGACATGAATCTTTTTTGTTGTGGGGCCATCACTTGAACCCTCATTCTCTGAAGTTCCAGAGCCACCAAAAATATCTTCATCCGACTCTTCTAATTGATATAACCGCTCCAAAGAACGAGCATCCCAACCAGAGCCATCGAATTGTGGCTTAAGGGTTTCTATAAGTGAAATGAGTTCTGGCCTGTCATACGTTGCCAAATCTGATGTGCGGTTATCGGCCAAAAGAATCCTCTTGGCTTGCTCATCATTTACGTCAACATGGACAACGGAAATCTTCTCCCAACCAAGGGACTTAGCGGCACGCCACGTGTGGTTACCTGCCAAAATATTTCCGTTGCGAGCGTCAACAACGATAGGCGAGTACTGGCCATTGACCTGCAAACTCTCTGCGATGCCCTGGATGTCCCCCTTCCGAGGGTTACTCGGATGGGACTGAACATCGTCTATAGGAACCGCTGTGTCTTGAAGATCAACAGCGATGTTGGTCATACGGGTTGACCAGCCATCTCCAGATCTCTGGCCGCTTTTGCTTCTTTGATCTTGGCATTGTGTTCTCTGCCAAATGTTGAGTATTTGTGAATCCACTGCTTGGAGCACTCAAGTGCTTCAGCGAGATTCTCAAGAGTTTCCCCATGCTCACGTGCCACACGCAATGCCTCTAAAAAGTCATCTTGTGCATCTTGGTACGCCTTATGGGCCGCTTTCTCTTTATCTTTCATCTCAACGACCATCTGTATGAGATGGTCTTGTCTAGGTGTCCGCCTTCTAGGCATTTGTTCTTTCCTTCCTGTTGTTCTTTCCCTTTTTAGGGAATGCTTGTATAACAAGGCATCCGTACTCTCTTGTCTTCTTGTCGTAATCCCAGCGTTTAGTGCGAGCCACTAGGCCCCTACTCTTCGCTTTCCTATGGATGTAACGTGCAAGGTCGTCAAAAGTCGAACAATGCCTCATGTCTTCTAATGTCAGTTTCCAAATCCGACCGTCAAGCCATTCATCCCATGGATAACCATCAGGATAATTGGAATGCCAGTCATCAAATTCTTCGACTACTTCAGCCATCTGCCCTCTCTATCAAAGTCTTAACCAGATCGTTTAAGACGCTGGTTTGAGCGCTGTCTTCACCATCAGTGACGGCATCAACTACCACTCTCTTCTTCTCGATAAGAGCAAAGATGTCGTCGTCTATGGTTCCTTCGGCCAACAAGTACCATGCTGATACATTGTCTTCCTGACCGATTCTGTGGCACCGGTCTTCTGCTTGATCATGTTCGCCAGGTGTCCAACCTTGCTCTACAAAGAGCACGTCAGATGCCGCTGTGAGTGTGAGACCCACACCGCCTGCCTTCATGTTCAGCACAATTACTCGGTGCTCAGGGTCATTCTGGAAAGTGTCAACAGCCGCTTGTCTGGCTTCTGCTGAATCTTTACCAGCGACCCTTAGGTTACCGTAGCGTTCTGCTATCGCATCGACTACGGAAATATGATGAGCGAATACGACCAACTTACGGTCGGTGCTGTCAAGGAACGTGTCGATCCATTCGCACGCTGCCTCGATTTTGCCTTCGCCTGCCAACCTCTTAAGGGTTGTGACCTTAGAAAGATGCTCCGCTGAATTGCTTCCACGTCCTTCACCGCCTAGCCAAACTAAGGTGTCTGCTTCAGCATGGCGATATTGTGCCATCGCTTGCCCTGAAAGTTCTGCCTCGATTGTGTAGCGGCCTTTAGACGGCAACTCGGTTAAAACGTCTTCTTTGTTGCGCCTGACGTAACAGACACGCCTAAGTAGATCATTCAACTCTTCAGAATTCGAAGCGCCATTGAAATCCCAGCCGTAACCGTTGTAGTTCGCTGCACAGTAACGCTTACGGAAATTCCAAGACCCACCGAACTCTTCTATCCTGCCGATGATCTCCAATTGGGAAACCAACTCAATCGGTCGATTCAAAACTGGAGTACCAGTGAGAGCGAGCACCATGCCGGAAGCAGGAATCGAAGACGCCAAAGACTTCAATGCCTTCGTGCGTTTCGTGTCCTTATTCTTGGCGTAGTGACTCTCATCGAATACCAGTGATTCAAAACCGACTTTAGAAAGAGCGTCTTTCTGTTTGTCGAGAATGTCGTAATTGATAACAACTACGTCAGCGTTCTTAACACCAACTTTGTTGTCAACAATATGAACAGTCTTGCCTGGAAGCCACATGCGAACTTCACGTTGCCAGTTTGTCTTCAGCGATGCTGGGCAAACAACCAACGCAGGGTATGCCCCTTGATGTTGGATTGCTGCCAGTGCTTGGACCGTCTTACCGAGACCCATCTCATCAGCGATGAAGCAACGCTTAGTGTCTACTGCATAAGCAACACCGGCACGTTGAAACGGGTGTAATGAGATTGGTTGCCCAGTGACAGGGTGAGTGTCTCCAAGTCCTTCGATCTGTATATCGGCATCTTTGGCAGTAGAAGCGTCTTCTCTGCGCTTGCCTTCAACGATGATTTCTTCAACTTTCTCTTCGAGAGAGTCATCAAGTTTGAAATCCCATTGTTGGGCGAAGCCGACAACTTGCTCTATGGAAGTTTGTGGTGCAACCCACACCTTCCGCTTAGAGTCCCATCGTCTGCCAGTTATCTCCTTCACTGCCGCCACTATGTGAGCGTCATACTCAAACTCAAAAATAAGATTTGTGTCTTCACGTGTGACGGTACGTGGCTTCTCTTCAGTGATAACCGTGTTGTCTTCTATGACGCCTTCCATGAGAGCCGTAGCCGCTTCATCAAGATGGAATTCGTATTTATTAAAGAAAGCCAAAACAGATGGTTGGCTCCAGTCAACGACTGGGATTGTCCAAATCTTCTTATCTGCGTTCCACTGAGCACCGGGGAGCAGCCGAACTTTAGAGACGACTTCTGCGTCGTAGTTGAACTCGACAACAAAGATCTCTAGGTCAGGATTGCCTGAAACGGTACGTGAAAGAGCGGCTTCTACTTCTCGTGCTAATTCACGAGCGTCATAGCGGCCGTCTTCAAGAATGGTCTCATTGGGGACAGGTAAAGCGTCATACGAGTAACCGTATCGCTCTAATTGGCTTTTGTATTTGGCCAGCATTTTATGGGCTTCCCAAGCAATGCCATCTGTCCACTGTTCTGGCGTTAGCCATGAGCAGCGTTTCCCAAATTTAGTATCTGAGCCATTGAAACCAACACCGTCTTCAGTGGTTGCACCGTCACAATGCACCGCAATCGAAGAGACTGCGGCGTGTATTGCGGTTTTGGTTTCTAATGGGGTTTCTGTCATAGTAATCATCATGTCTTCCTTATTTAGGTCCACCTCAAGTATACCTGATAAGCCGTTAAACATCAACCTTTTGTGGAAATTTGTCGATTGTCTTCCAACCGATAGGTAACACCTTCCACTTGATTGCTTTCATCGGGTAATGATCGAATAGAAATTCTCCCTCTCCAGGGTCAAACCCAAGAAGGTCATCTTCGTTGTAAAAACGCAACTCGACGACATCATCCACTGATAGAGATCTTGTGCCAAACACGGATGGGAATTCCCAACCGCCTTCCCATCCGCCTGTACCGTCAACATTGTTGTTGACTCGAAAACAACCTATGTGTGGTTCGTCTTCTGCCAATACTCGATATTCCTCAGGGAGGTCATCCAGTAAATAGGTGTAAGCAGGGGCGTCAGTTGTTGGGTCACCATCAGGGCCATAGCCTTGGAAGGCTTTGTGGTAGATAGCGACTTGTATTGTGTATTTCATTTAATCACTCCATTCGATCCATGCTCTCGCACCACACGAGAGCGGTTTGTCTGACTGAATTACTTTCGCTCCTTTGGGAATCTCAAACTCCGTGTGATACTCGCTTCCTTTGTAGGTGCGATGGATCACAGCGGGGAGTCCCTTGCGGAGACGTTGTTGATGTATGTGGACTCTATGAATCATAAAGTGCATCCAATTCAGAGGCCCACTGACAAACACATTCGAGTTTCCCTTCGTCGTCATAGCAAATCTGTTTGTGCTTGACGAGGTGAGTGATGCTCATAAGAGCAACCCGACTTGGAAAGTCCAGGGGTAATTCTCTTGTGTCTTCTTGGTTTGTGTCTTTCATACTTCAATTATACCAAAGGTTGACTAAAACAACAACTTAGTCGTCCTTCTTATTGACCATCTTGTTATATATGAACATGCAGACGATCGAGATAGCCATCAAAACTATGTAAATAAAAGCCCAACCCACTTGGCTCATAATTGGCCGTTAGATTGAGCGACTCGCATCGTGTGTATCTCACGAGCCAAAGCAACCATCTGTTGGATTAAAGGTTTAGAAACCCCTAACTCCGATGCCACCTGGGAATACGTTAAACCTGTTCCGCCGTTCCCAAAGTCGCACGCCTCTTTAACCGATAAGGCACGTTGTTTAATAACTTCCTGCCTTAACTCGACAACTG